TAAATCAGAATCGAGTATCAATATGGAATCAGTCAGTAATTTTAATCTATATTCAGGCATGAACGTGCATGTGGATTCGGCTGGTTTAATACATTTGAGCAATAACTTGGCCACGCCCATCAGCACACATTCTGTTGGTGATACAAACAGCATAATGAAAAGAGTGCCACAGCATGAACCTTGGTCACAGCATGAGAATTTAAATCCAACCAGAGTCAGCAGTGAATTAACAGATAGAGAAAACATTACACCTATTATTGACTCCAGTTTAACTCAAATAAAGGATACTTTTACAAAAAACTAATGGATAAATATTAATATGGCTAATATACAATCTATAACATATGATTCAAACTTTAAAGATTTTCAAGTTGTTCTAGATGCTCCAGCTAATAATAGTTTTAGTTATAAACAAACTGTAGGTCAATTATTTGATATAAGTTTACCATATGTTACTACCTATCCCTTTTCACCTAATTTCATCGGAGCGTCATATGGAGCGTTTGGCCAACCAAATAAAATTTTTGTTCGACAAGGTAGTTCTAATTTTACTTTTTCTGTACCATTAAATTTTGGAAGACAGTATGGATTGAATATATCAATAAATGGAAGTATAGGAGGCGTATCTTTTTCTCAAACAATATCTGATCCAACAATTAATTTTTATTCTGGTTTTTATTCAGGTAGTAGTGATGCTCCAGGACAAGCAACTTTATTTACTGCTGAAAAAACAGTAGCTATTCCAGGAGCCACAGGGCCAGGAGTAGAACAATCTGGAGGAGGAAGTGTAACAACTACTGATATAGAGTTTGATTATAGTGCCCATTTAGATAGAATAGTTTTGGCTTTAGAACAATCGGCTACTGCTAATACAGAAATGGTAAATCTTTTAACCCAACTCAATACAAAAATAGACATTATTGCACAAACAAGTGCTACATTGAAACAACAAGCCGAAACCACAGGCATTCATATTATTGGTCCATACGAATGGTTAGGTTATGCTAGTATTGTAAAACTTTTTGAAGAAAAAGGCATCAATTTTGCTGAACTCAAAGCCAAAGTAGATGCAATTACAAAAAGTTATTAATTATGACTGGTGTATCAAGACTTGAAATTGATGTAGCTGGTGGCACTATTGTCTCAAATCCTGTAGAAGAAAATAAAGTATTTGCAAACGGTTTTCCTATAGTAGTTAAAGGAGCGAATGTTTCATCACATGGAAGATCAATTCATAGAAGTTCTACAATGGAAGGAGCCAGTGAAAAAGTTTTTGCTTATGGCATACCAGTGTGCAGAGAAGGTGATGTGGCAGGTTGCGGTCATCCAGCCACAGGCAGCGAAAACGTAATAGTGGGTCAACCTGAAGAATAAATATCTATATAAGCACATAAAAACATTATTCTTAAATTAAAAAAAATTTTTTATACAATCAAAAATTTATGCCAAAAATATTAGTGTGCGGCGCAGGTGGGTTTATAGGAACTCATTTAGTTACCAGTCTAAAAAAACAAGGACACTATGTGGTTGGTGTGGATCTAAAATATCCCGAATACACTAATACAGATGCTGACGAATTTCACATCCTAGATCTAAGAAATCAATTTGCAGTGGAGCAATTGATATCTTCTGATTTGCAAGAGGTTTACCAACTGGCAGCTGATATGGGTGGGGCTGGTTATATTTTTACTGGCAAAAATGACGCTGACATCATGTATAACTCTGCAACAATAAATCTTAACATCATTCGTGCAATGCACAAAAAAAACGTGAAAAGAATTTTTTATAGTTCCAGTGCGTGCATCTATCCTGCACACAATCAAAAAGATTCAAACAATATTTTATTAAGTGAAGACAGTGCATATCCTGCTGATCCAGACAGTGAATACGGTTGGGAAAAACTATTCAGCGAAAGACTTTTACTTTCATTTGCTAAAAATTACAACATTCATGTGAGAATAGCAAGGTTTCATAATATTTTTGGACCATTGGGATCTTGGAACAATGGAAAAGAAAAAGCTCCAGCTGCCTTGTGTAGAAAAATAGCACTGTGTGAAGAAGATGGTGAAATTGAGGTTTGGGGATCTGGACAGCAAACACGCAGTTTTCTCTATATCGATGAATGCATACAAGGCATTCACAAAATCATGCACAGTGATTGTGAATTTCCACTCAACCTTGGCAGTGAAAGAATGATCAGCATAAACAATCTAGCTCTTCTCATTGGCAACATAGTTGGCAAGAATGTCAATGTTAAAAACGTTCCAGGACCAACAGGGGTGATGGCCAGAACCAGCCATAATAAATTTATAGAACAACACACTGGGTGGAAGCCAAATGAAGATTTAGAGACTGGGCTTAAACACACTTACGATTGGATCAAAAAACAAATTGCATCAATAAACCATGTAAGAAAACACACATAAATATCTATATGAGCGCACAGGAAAAAAAATTATACAAAGACATAGTGATTAAATCTAAAAAAGCATTCACTCAAGCATCTGGACCCAGAGCTTACAGAGGCATCAGCACAGTGGATCCCAATGCCAACAGCTTCAATCTGTATGATATTGCACTGATAAGACAGGATCTGCTCAATCATTTTCACATACGTCAGGGTGAAAAATTAGAAAATCCTGAATTTGGCACCATTATTTGGGACAGTTTGTTTGAACCACTCACAGAAAGCATGAAACAACAGATCATTGACAATGTCACAGCAATTGTGAATTATGACCCTAGAGTGCAGGTGGAAGGAGTCACTGTGGACACTTATGAAAGCGGCATACAAATACAATGCGATCTCACCTATCTCACCTATAATATTTCCGAAAGTTTGCGTCTAAAATTTGATGAAAAGCTGGGGTTAATCAGTTAGAATTAACAGAGCATTTAATCAAACCTAATAAATAACTTCATATAACGGAGATATATGTCATCCACAGATAGATTGAATAGATTATTGCTGGCAGAAGACTGGAGAAAGGTCTATCAGAGCTTTAGAAACGCTGACTTTACCAGCTATGATTTTGATAATCTACGCAGATCCATGATCAACTATCTGCGTCAGAACTATCCAGAAGATTTCAACGATTATTTGGAAAGCAGTGAGTATCTGGCCTTGATTGATTTGATTGCTTTCTTGGGACAAAACATTGCTTTTAGAATTGATTTGAATGCCAGAGAGAATTTTATTGAGCTGGCCGAGCGCAGAGAATCTGTGCTGAGACTGGCTAGATTGTTGAGCTACAATGCCAAACGCAATCAATGCGCCAACGGTCTTTTAAAAATACAATCAATTTCCACCACAGAAGGAATCATCGACAGCAACAATGTGAATCTCAGCAATCAAACCATCATATGGAACGACTCCAGCAATGCAGATTGGTACGAACAATTTGTTAAAGTAATGAATGCTGCACTGCCAGTCAACACCAAAATAGGTCGTCCCAATAAAAAAGACACAGTGGATGGAATTCCAGTGGAGCAGTATCAACTCAATTCTAATTTGCAAGAAATACCAGTGTTCACTTTTTCCAAAAACATCGACGGTAGAAACACACAATTTGAAGTGGTATCCATAGATGTCAATGCAGGCTCTGTTGAAGAATTAGCACCATTGCCCACAAACAGATTATCATGCCTATACAAAGATGATGGCAAAGGATATGCCAGCAGCAATACAGGTTTCTTTTTTCATTTTAGACAGGGTGTATTACAACAAGGCGATTTTACAGTGCCATTGGCCACACCCAATCAAATAGTGTCCATTGACACTGACAACATTAATCAAACTGATGTGTGGTTATATTCTCTCAACAATAATCAAGTGGAGCAAGAATTATGGACCAAAGTGAGTGCCACTGAAGGCAACAATGTGATCTACAACAGCACTGCCAAGTCAATCAGAAATATCTACAGTGTGATCACCAGAACCGAAGACAGAATAAATCTACAGTTTGCTGATGGCACATTCGGCAATTTACCCAAAGGTGCATTTAGAATATATTACAGAGTGAGCGATAATAGACAGTTCAAAATTGTACCAGCTGACATGACCAACATAGAAATTCAAGTGCCTTATGTGAGTGCTTCAGGCAAAAATGAAATACTCACAATTGCCATGTCATTGCAATACACCATTGACAATGCCAGCAATTCAGAAACATCAGCGTCCATAAGATCCAATGCACCAGCCACATATTACACACAAAACAGAATGATCACAGGCGAAGATTATAATGTTGCTCCATTGTCTGCCAATCAAGAAATAATCAAGGTGAAATCAATCAACAGAACCAGCAGTGGAATTTCAAGATATTTTGACCTGTTAGATGCCACCAGCAAATACAGCAGCACTAACATATACGGCAATGATGGAATACTCTACAAAGAACGAGCGGACAACGGTATCACTTTCAATTATGTCAGTAGAACAGACATAGAAGGGGTGATCAATAATGTGATTGAACCTCTCATATCTGAAAAAAAACTTTTTAATTTTTATCAAGATAATTTTCCTTTGATACTAACCACAGATGTGGCCTACTATTGGTATCAAAGCAGTGCCAGCAGCAACATTTCCACAGGATGTTTGCAGGATGTGGACAATAATAAAATAGAAGTGGGCAGTTTTACACAAAGTGTATTAAAATATTTGGAAACACAGTCACAGTGTAAATTTGTAGCACCTTCTGGATTTTGCTTCAACAGCAAAGGTGAGTTGAAATCAGGCAC